TAATAATATATAAAATAAACATAAAAAGATTCTTTTGGTCATCTATTCCGGGACCTTTGTTTCGTTTTCATCGTGTAATTCATATCTTTTTATTTCAAGATCAATAGTTAATAAAGAAATACTGATTTCCAATAAAGCCTTTCGTATTTTCAACGGATATGCCATTTCTTTTGTTTTAAGTTGGTCGCGTACATTTCCCAAAATCTCATTATATGCCTTTAGTTCTTGTAAAGATAAACTAATCATTCTTTTTCCATCCTTCTTTTTATAAGCGATAATGATAAAATTATAATTAAAAGTATTACCGCTTCCGCGCTTGCAAGTCCATATTTGCTGTACATAAATCCTTCTTGGAATATAAAAAATGTCATGGTTGCGCTGTACACTTGTGGGCTTAATGCATATATATTTTCGAAAATCTGAAATGCTGATATAGCAGAAACAAACCCAAGTATTGTTATTATTGGTTTCATAAGCGGCACTATTATTTTCCATTTAATTTGCGCTTCACTTGCGCCGTCTATTTTTGCCGCTTCTATTATGCCTTTGTCTATTGATAATGCCGCTGCTAATAAAATAATAACATTACCGCCGAATGAAGCGAAAACAACTATAAAAGATATTATCGGTATTGACGTTGTGCCTTGCGCGAACCAGCCAATTGATTCTATTCCGAATTGATTTAAAATCCAATTGATCGGACCATCCATGTGAAATATCCATTTCCACACGCCACTGATTATTATGCCCGCAGAAAGAACAGGTAAATAAAATATTATGCGCGAAATATCTTGCCATTTTTTACTCATGTTATATAATTCTAATGTAAAAAACAAAGCTACAAGAAGTTGGCCTGGAACAAGTATCAGGGCATATATTAATGAATTGGCAATTGATTGCACAAAACTAGGATCGGATAATGCCGCTATGTAATTGTCCAGGCCAACAAAAGTCGTTTTTAAAAAGTTGGTTTTATACAATGAAAGTCTTACTACCTCCACAATTGGCCATGCGGTAAATAATGCATATAAAACAATCGTGGGAAGCAGTAAGAAATATTTCATGTTACAACTTTATCGTCGAAAGCTTTTTCTGGTAAAGCTTGATTGCTTCATCAGGAGTAAGCTTGAAATTGAGTACCTGCTGAAGAATCGGGAACTGCAATGCGCGGCGCTCGGTAAATCGCGGATCAGTCAATCCAACGTCCTGCACTCCCTGCGTAGATACAATTGCTGATACTTCCTGTACATGAATATTTGTTGACATTTTAGTAACGTCAATACGATTGGGGACAACCGCCTGCCCAATTGCCAATTCGCCCTGAATGGTTGCGCAATTCAAATATTCTGCGAGGCGTGCGGCTACTGCATCGGCGCTGGTTCCTGTATTACGCACAACAAGCGCGGCATTGGAAATATACGTTGGTACAAGCTTTACACCAGGCGCTTTTGGAAAAGGAATAAAAATATAATCAAATTCCTTTTCTATCTGCTTCTGGTCAATAGCCGATTTAAAATATCCCGCAGTCCAATTTGGGAAAAACGCTGTTGCCGCAATATTACCTTTTTGCCATTCAAGTGCGTAATCATCATCATTCAATGAAGCGGCATTAGGCGGAATATATCCGTTCTTTGCGAGCAACTGATAAAACTCATAAACTTTTGCTCCGCCTGTATCGGCAATAATGGAAGTATCATAGGAACCGGGTTTATAAAAACTAACACCGAATGACGCAAACCAAGCATTCAAAAGATAATCGCCTGACTGATTTGCGGCAAACATTCCAGTTGCCCATTTCTTGCCACCATAAAACTTCTTAACCTTTTCAGCCATAATAAGAAATTCCTTGATAGTCCAATCCTTTGGAATGGTATATCCAATTTCTTTCATTATGTTAAGATTAATAAGCATGCCTTGCGCACCGCCAATTGTAGGCAGTGCCATAAGCTTTCCATTTTTCGTATACGGCGCAAGAACGCCCTTTCCATATTTGTTTGTATCGCGGATAACTTTATCAAGCGGCAATGCGAATTCGGGCACCATGTATTTGCTTGCGCGAACCATCGTATCAAAATAAATATTAGGCGCTGTTCCCGCCGCGAGCATGGCATCCATAGTCAGGGTCGAGCCGTTGGACAAATCAATTTTCACCCATGTTACTTTTGCAGACGGATAATCGGCAAGCAACATCTTCTCGGCCATTTTAAAATGTGTGGTATCACCCAGTATCGTATCACCAGCATGCAGAACGGTAATATTCTGCGCGAAAATTGACATGCTTAGTACAAGCATAAGAAACAAAAAACTTTTCTTCACGCTTTATCTCCTTTAAAAATTGCCGCAATAATTCCTGCAAGAACAAAAACGGCACCAACGATAGCCGCCGCCGCCACCTCACCGACTCCCGAAAAAAACAAACAGGCCGAACCAATTACGATTCCACCAACACCAATCCACTTCATAATGTTCTTATTCATACAATCTCCTTGTAAAACAACTCAAATACTTCTGCCGTCATTACGACAAAACCAAAATCAAATTGCACTACGTAATCGCCAATATTATTATCCCCAATAATTTCCGATGTTCTAATCGTTCTAAATGTGGGGTGATTTTGGCACCATTCTGTTATGTCCTCCTTATTTTCATTTGTGATTAAACGGGCCCCCACCAATGTCCCGCTAACTTGCTCATACTCAGGCATCCTCTTTTTCCTCCTTATCTTTCTATAACTTTAGATATTCCCGTTTTTTTATTCTGCGATACTTCAAATACTTTATGCGCATAATTTATTATTTCTTGGTTGTGGGTGACCATGACTATCTGCAATTTTAAATGCTCGGATAGTTTTTTTAGAATCATACCGGCTTGTGCATGTAAATCTTTGGAAAGAAAACGAAATGGCTCATCCAGTATTATCGTATTATTCGAGCGTCCAAGTGACCATGCGGCAATGCGCAATGCAAAAGACGCAAGGTCAACCACGCCACCGCCTGATGCTTCCATTGGATCGACTTCAATTCCGTTTTTTATAAATGATAGTGACGCTTCAGTTTTCCCACGCTTTATTTCAAAATTGACGTTAAAAATATATTCATCTGGAAAGCATGTATCAAGGGCAAGGTTCACAACATCGCTTATCATAAAGCGTAACTGCTCCTGTGTATCTTTTGCCACCTGCTGAATAAACGCTTGCGCGGCTTCCAAATAAATTAAATCCTGTTTTAGTTGTGTTATATTTTTTGAATCTGTATCTTTTCTTTTTTGAAGTAATTCTTGTTTACCACTCATGCGTGATATTTTTGAAGCATAATAGGAATAGTTCATATTTCTTCCCAATCGCAAAGCGTATCCAATTTTGCCACAAGTTTTTCCTTGCGCGCTTGCAGTGCTTCATTATTTGTTTTTATCGTATTAAGCAATGATTCTGCGTCCTCAATATTCATATCGAACTGCTCGGAAAATTGCTGTTCTATTTTTTCTTTTGCGCCTTCAGCCCGCGCCTTTGCAGTTTTTGCGCGTTCTATTTTTTGCTTTAAAGCATCATATTCTTTAACGGTCATACTGACTCCTCAACTAACTTTTCAATCATACATATTATAGACGGTTCAAGCGTTTTTTTGTTCTTTTTTATTGCATTTTTTATATTATCGACAATAGACAAACTTATTTTCTCACCTCTCTTTATTCCTTCTACAAATGCGGTGATCCGATCATCGCGTTCTTCCTCAGCGCGCAAATAACTATCTGTTACCATTTCGCCTGTATCGGGCAATTCAATTTCTTCAACTATATTTTTCTCAGTATTCACATAATACATTATTGGTTTATAATCGACCATATCCGCCGCTTGTCGCAAAATACAACCAGGATTTACTACATGCCTTTCGTCTTTTTCATAATGGAATCCTGTGTGCATATCACCAGTAAAAATCCAATCCGCCCATTTATGTTCTGCGAGTAATTGGCTTGCCGTTACTGCTTCGCAATTTGGCGGTATTGATTTTGTGTTAGGAAAAACTAACGTATGAAGGAATAGTTTTTTTGTGTGTTTATCGCCGACTATTTCATCACCAAAATTGGCGTATGCCGCATGAATCCCAACTGAACCGCCGGTTATCTTTAAATGATTTCCTTTCATACTGTTAAGTATTCCTATTGCGGAATTATTTATATTTTCCGATGAATGGTACGGGAGATCATGGTTACCAGCAATAAAATATACGTGCTGTTTTATTTTGGAAAGCTCCTCGATAAGCATAACTACCAATCGCATAGGAACCACCGGGGTATCGAATAAGTCGCCAACAATAAATAAATCTGTATTGCGCTTATTCGCTATTGTTATAATATGTTCTACCGTTGCGCGTTGGGTTTCTTCCCAATCATCATCTAAGCGGCATCGGGGTTTGTCGGCGCGTAAATGCCAGTCGGCTGATATCAGACCTTGCATGAATCTGCCTCCATTTTATTTCCGCATAAAGGGCATTGAGCGGGTAATTCTTTTATAAGCTGTTTTAATTCTGCTTTATTTCTATTCATTTCTTGGGTAGAATCAATACGGGAATTGATCATTTTAAACACATTATCTAACAATTCTTTATTTTCTAATTCTTTCTTTTTTATCTCATCGAGTGCGTCTAATGTTTTTTGTATTTCTTCAAACTTTATATTTTTATATTTTTTTGCGGTTTCGATTTCGTCTATATATTGTGCATGTAAATTATCTATAACGTCCATTTTTATTTGGTTTGCTTCAATACCTTCATCTATTGTTTTTAATTTTTCGCATAAAGTATTGGCAGTTTCGAGCATTTCATATTGTAGCAATTCTTTTTCCGTTGCGGCAATAGTAACATCGAGTTGCTTTATATCCGAATTAAATTGCCTGCGTTTTGATTCTGCAGTTCCCAATATTTTATCAATTAAATCCAATCGTATTTCTTTATTGAAAAACCGCGCAACTTCACCTGCTGATTCTGATAATAGAAAAGGTGCATCCATTTGTTTTTGTATATTTACTTCGCCTAAATTTAAACATTTTGTAACTTCTTCAGGAACGTCCATACCGATTGCTTCTAATGTATTGACGGTTTCTGTTTCTTCTTTTGCAATCGTGTATCCATTCATTTCTGAATTTCTAATACGCTGAACTGCAAAACCATCCTGCATAATACTTGCAGATGTTTCTTTTACTGCATTGCCTTTTTTATCACGATTCCAATGTGAAATAAAAGATAACCCGGAGGGCCGATTATAAATTACCCAATAAAGCCCACGCAGTATTGCGGTTTTGCCTGAATTGGAAGTGCCTATAATCGCATTGATATTTGGATGGAAAACCAATTCCGTTTTTTTATGGCTTTGGAAGTTGCGTAAAATTAAAGCATCAATCATTCATGTTTCCTTTCCGGTGTTCCCGGTCAAGTTTTATTTGCTAACTATATGTGGATATTGGGAGTTGCACCCAAACAGCGATACGACAAAATAGTTGCCTTCTTTCTGCGGCTAGCAAAAATAGTTGCCTCTCTATGTCCACGTGTTAAAATTTATTATACCTTTTATCCTCGACCTATAGAAATTGGATAGTGGCTATCATTCATGCCGCTAATCATTTTTTTAGTTGCTTTTGGTGCTTTACCTTGTTTTTCTATTTTTCTTTTTCGAGCCAAAAAAGCTTTATGCGATATTGCACCTTTGGGCACTTTTTCGCCTGATTTTAAAGTTCTAGCTCCACTCGATCCCTTTTTTCTCCCTGATCCTGGTCCACCCATAATATCCTCCTTTGTAAAAATATAAAAAATGAAGGCGTCCGGCGTTAACCCGGTAACGAAAGCGGTATTGTATAAGTAGGAACCTACCGCTCTAATCTTATTTCCATACCACCTTTTCCTTGTGGCCGCGCCTTCATTATATCACCCCCATTGATGTTCTGTAGCAATAGCTTCTTTTAAACGTAAAACATTTTTTATAACCATTTCTGCGTCCTGCTTGCGTGAAAAACGTACTGCAAGTAAAGTATCAGTTGCCCATTGATGTGCCAAACAGCCCGTACTATAATTGCCTGTCCACCAACAAGGCGGACCTTTAAAAGTTGTTAAAGGTAGTTCAATCAACCATGCAGATTCCATTGTTTGCTCCTTTAAATAAAATGAACATGGTAAACCAGCTTACTAAGTTTACTTACCTTGCCTTATCTTTCGATCATGTCCACGTATATATTATAGACGAAATTGCCCAAATATTAAAGCTCTCTACAAACTATCGCTAAAAATATCATTTTCATCAATAATAAATTCAATTGCATTTATTCTTTCCTGTTCCTTTTTCTTTAAATCGTATAAATATAAAAGGCGATCAACTCTAATATAATAGTCGCAAGCTTTGCATTTTACAATATGAAAATAAAACCACTTTCTTGCATAAGCTTTTTTACATTTAATTTGCTGTGGTTCCAATGGATTGCCGCAATATGCGCATAACAAAGGTAGATTCATTTTATGTGCTCCTTTTACGTATGAATACGAATAATGTTAAAAAAACCGGCGCGATTATGTCAAGGAATATCGCCGGAAATAGCGTCATCCAAAACTGTATGCTTTCTTCATTACCATTAAAAAGCCCTGCGATCCATTGCGCAAAGTTCATTTGCTTTTTTACTTCCTGTTTTGCCAATGGGTTATTTTTTATTATTTCCGTTTCATTGGTGCGCGTCTTTTCTATTTTATCATTCAATTCCGTTATACTTACTTGTGTTGCAACTATGCGCGATTGTATGGATGTCCATGATTCTTTTATTAGTTCAGGTGTTTTTAATGCTATGCTTGCCGCCTCATTCAAGCCATCCAATCGTTTTCTCAAATCGTTTCTTGTTATTATTAAATCTTCACGGCTTTCTTTTTCCAATAATATCGCGCCTTCCGCTATTATATTTTTATTATCTGTTTCCACCTTCACTTCCATATACGCAGTACGCTGATTATATTGCCCTGCTACCGTTGCCGCGATTGAATACGCAGTTGTGATTAGCCATAATATAGAAAATATTACTACAAGAATATACCGCCATCGGGATATTATTATTTTTTTGGATATCATCAATGCAATTAAAATAAAAACGATTGCAGAAAACGTGACCATTAATATAGAAAGAAACCAGGCCGCTTCTGGTCGATTTGCGCTTGCTAGATATATTTGGGAATAATACGCGCTTGCGATTGAAGCCCCGATGCCCATGATAAAAAGCACCCAGGACAGGGCATCAAGCGTCAAATCACCTTTCTTTTCTGTTTTGAGTACAATCGCCTGAACTTCGGTTTTGTTGACAATATGTCCCAAATCCTGCGTGCTTGTACGAATATTGAACATTGGCGGCGTAAACTGCCCGAGTGGTTCAATAGCTTCCTTTTCTATTGGAACATTGGACACAGATTCTTTACGTTCATTATTGGGCATTTGGGACGGTAGCCGATACCAATTATTTACGCGAACCAATATGCCCGCGTGGTTTAACTGTTTTAGCAAGCCTGATATTTTGTATTGTGGAATACCAAAATGGATTGCCATTTGTTCCACTTTTGGGAACTTTCCGGACGTTTTGACTACGTCCTCAATGTACGCTATAAATGCTTGTTTTGTCACAATTCTATCCTCCATCGTACATATTATAGACAAAATGTAAACAATTTTGTAATAAATCGTATCCTGACTAAGCGAATCTGCGTAGTCAAGACTAAGCGAATCTGCGTAGTGTATATTAATACATAATACATTATTAATAATAAATATCTAAAGATATTATAAACCGAGTACGGTTCATGCTTTATTTAAAAAATAACAAAAATAAAAATCGTATCTAAGGGCTTTAATATTCCCCGCGTTTCGTCTATAATATGTATGTTAGATAAATCAGATCGTTGCTATAAGGGCGGACAGGGCGCTTGTAGGAGCGATTCGCCGCCCGACCCCCATACCCGCCTGTCACCGGGATTATGGGGGTTTTTTTATTTTACTAAGGAGTTTTGAATATGAAAGATTTAGAGGGTCATCGTTTGGCTAATTATTTTCCACCGATAGAAGGTGACGATTTTAATAACTTGGTTGCAAGTATTAAAAAGAATGGGCAATTGAATCCCATTATTCTATATGAAGGAAAAATCCTCGATGGAAAAAATCGGTATCGGGCTTGCAAAAAATTAGGCATTGAACCTATAACGGTTGACTATACAGGAACCGACCCGCTTGCTTTTGTGGTTGCTTCTAATATTGATCGGCGCCATTTAACAGAAAGTCAGAAAGCTATCGTTGCGCTTGAAATGCTTCCTGAATATGAAAAGCAAGCAAAGGAACGCATGAGGCTTGGCGGATCAAAAGGTGGAAAGGTATCGCAGAATAAAGATACGCTTGAAAAAGAAAAACCTATAAAGAGAAGTACATCAACTGAAGACGCAGGAAAACAATTCGGTATATCAGGCTCGACCGTTCAAAGCGCAAAGCGTATTAAGAAAGCCGTGGACGATGGTGAACTTGACAAATCAGTAATGGACGATATAAAAACAGGAAAGAAAACGGTCAATAAAGTAGACAAGGAATTGCATGATAAGCGGTTTGTAAAAAAAGAAAAAGAACAAACCGAAAAGGAAAATAAAACTTTACCCATGAAGTATCCAAAGTTTGTTTCCAATTATCTTGATTATCTAAAAGCATTCAAGCACAATATTTCCGAGGCCACGCGCTTTGTTGGGGAAGGTATGTTTTCTCCCGAAGCTTTGCAATTTACAAAGCGCCTGCATGAGAAAATAAAAATACTGATTGATGAGTTTGACGAGGTGCAGCATGAAAAAGAATAATGATAATTATATAACCGAACCAAGCCAGAAACTATCGACTGTAAAACTATTTCGAATTCGTATTGGCGCGGACATCGTATTGGATATGGAGGCAAAACAAGATTTGCCATTGCCCAATAAACCGCGATTGGCAAAAGTCATGCAGGAATATTTTAGGGCGGGGAATTATAGGCAAAAAATAAAAGATAACGGAATGCGTTGGATAGCGACAAAAGAATACTGGGAAGCTAACATCGACCTTATTATAGAAATGCTAGCCACTGAAAATAGTGTGTCTTTCGGATGGGCATGCCAAGCTGATTCAATACGAGGTTCTTGGAAGTTTTTAAATGAAAAAGAATATCAAGTTATTGCAGAAAGAAAAGCAAAAGAATTAAATACGCGAAAAGAAACATATAATAATTTTATTTCCATTGGAACGGATAAAATGGGTTATAAATCTTTACCGTCATTAGTACAGATATTTAATTTTGTTACAGGAAGAAAAAAACCGGAAGCGCCGATCTATTCTGATGGAATGCAACAATCGCATCCAGCGATGTTATCAGAATCCGAAAAACGAGCGTCAAAATGAAAAACACCATCGAAGGATTTAACCAACCGATTCTATTACAATTAGGGCTTACCGGAGACATGGCTATATTCCTTCGATGGCTTTTATCATTTATGTCCGGTGGAAAAACAAGACACATTATAGTTGACGGTAATGTTTTCCATTGGATTAAGTATACAAAGGTTATAGAAGATTTACCTGTTATATTTAAAAATATCCACGCGCTCCGCCGGATGCTTCCTAAAATATCATCAAGCAAAGAAAACGAAAAACCGCTTATTTTTAAAGCCGTACATATTCCCGGTCATGGCACAGAAACATATTTTAGATTCGATCCCACTATTCTGGAACGATTAGAAGGAACCAAAATGAGTGATCCTTTTTTAACTGCCGAGGACTTGCCTAAACAACCAAAAGAAAAAAACAAACAACCGCGAGCATATAATAAAAATGCTTATTCTTTATTGGAACAAATTAAGAAAATAAAGATTGACGGTAAAGAAATATTCCCACATGAGCTTCCCGAGGACGCAACGTACTATACCAATACCTATGCTACATTTGAAAGTTATGTCATGGGTTTATATACGGGAACATTTATACAAGAGCATCCGATTGATTCCATTGCCGATTGGTTTAAAATAAAATATAAATATTACTACCAGCAAAAGAAAATTAAAGCTTTATTGCAAAGTTGCAAGGGCGATTGGTTACAAACAGAAAAAGTATTATTAAATGCTGTTAAGAATTATTCATTGTGGTTTAGCGATGGTTCAGAAATGCAAAGTAAAAAGAAATTACCGCGCAATATAAACACATGGATTTATTTTAGGAATGAAAATATATCTATGTTCTATGTTTGCCTATTGGAAGAGCCGACTTCATTACGCGAGGCAAACGCGGATAAAGCGTATAATTCATTATCACCAAAAGCACAGAATATTATGTTAAAACTTTATAACGATAATTGGGATGGATTCACTTATTGGAACAATGTAAAAGATATTGTGAAATGGTATCGACAATATGCGGATAAATTATGTGAAAAAGATTCCAATTGTATATGGTGGATCGGTAATGGGCTTTATTCGTTCCTTGAGAATTATAAAGAATGGTTGTTATCATTTACTAACAATCCTAATCCAGGAAACATTGGTATCGGAAATAAAACATGGTCATGCTACATATCGTCAAAAAAGAAAGAACACGATATAAGTATCAATATCCCATCATCATTATAGGAGCGAGTTATACACAAGTTATGCACACATAAGCATAAAGGAACGATTCTTTGTGTGGATACGTATATGCGCAATAAATGCCCGTGGAAATCAATCGGCGCGGAAGAAAAGTGCTTTGACGATATCCAGGAATATGAGGATGCATCGCTCAAAAGTACCGAAAACAGCGTGGATTCCGTTTTTCGATGATATGTTACGCGAAACCAAGGCGTGCAAAACCGTCTGTATAACGGTTTCCTGCGTCAACACGGGGTTTTATAGCATTCCGCGTATAAAATCACGTTGGACCCGTTTTGCGTGCGTTATGGGCGATATTCACGTATAATGGAAGAAAATAAATCGTAAAAAATAATTTAAACATTTTAATTCTATATTACATAATGAATTATCTATTAAAAAACAGTAAAAATAAGTAAAACGGCATGAAAAACCGCTTTACAATTATTATGCAATACGTTATTGTTCTTAACGTCAACGAGAGAAAACGTTGACGGCCGGGAACGAGTACGAGGCACGCCCACAAACACGCTGAAAGGAGCAGCGTAGGTAGTCCATCACGGCACGATAACATACACGTTTTCGCGTGTATGCCGATCCGCGTTTTAATACGCGCTGACGAGTCGTTGAAAATTACGACGAAATCGGAAAGTTACTTTTATGGAGGACGATATGAAAAGCAATGCAGCGAAAGTTTACGTAACCAAAAAAACGGTCAACCAGAAATACGATCCGACGGTGATAACCACGTATGTATCGGGAACAGCGATATTGACTATGTGGGAATGCGTTGAATTGAAGCTTGCGGATGCCCCGAATGTAATTGGACAAGATCATGAGCACGAGAAACGCCTTATTGCGTTGTTTGAGAAAATCGCAGGTTGTACAATGGAAGAAATCGATGAATACGACAATATACAACGGGCGATAGAGTACGATGATCCAATGGGTTGTTTGGCAGATTACGAATAAGGACGAAACGCGGGACTTCAAACCGCGTCTGTGATTTTATTATCACACTGATGAGTCCATCATCGGAAAGTTACTTTTATGGAGGATGATATGAGCAACCTGCGTTTTTCTTCCCAGTCAGCGTGTGATAAGTTCCACGCGAAATTGTCAAAACTGGAAACATCGTATGCCTTGCGCGAATTTGCACCCGATGAGATTTACGAAACGCTTTTGGGTGATTTTAATTACGGCAGTAAAAATGCAGTGGCGCTAATCGAGAAATGGCGCGTGCGATACAAGCACAATGAGGACAAGTTCGATCCGCGCGATTCACTCGGCATGGAAAGGGAGATGATGTAATGAAAAAATATATACTAATTATTACCCTCGATGATGGGAATATAAAAATACGACACTATAATGATGAAAAGGCGATAGCGCGTGAAGTTGCCGCTTGTAATCGTTGCATAAAAGAGTTTAATGTTCCAATGCATTTTATAGCATACGAGTTAAATTCCATTTATGCCGAAGGTGCAATGAAATGAAAAATAAAAATTATCTTATGATTCTAAATGACCGCGTGGAAGGCACACAACAGATTTTCTGGTTTGAAACGGAAGTGGAGATGATGTTTGAAATAAAAGCGGCAAACGTCTTAATAAAAAAACACAATCTAAACCAGGAAGTTGAAGCATACAAATGCCCAGTAAAGCAAGTTTATGTTTTTGGGGAAATGAAGAACGTATGAAAAAAATATTATCACCTGAACATAAGGCCAAACTGAAGGCAGGACGCGAGCGCGCAAAAAAAGAAAAGCGCGTAGGCATGATCGATCAAACCGAAACCATTAAACCCGTTAAAAAAGAATTACAAGTGATTGGTTTCGGGTTTGAGCGTGGAGACAAGATTTGCGTGCCAATATTTGGTTCAGAACGCAATACATTTAAAGGCGTTATATTTGATACGCCGCAAGAAGCGAAGGAGGCACTTGATGTTCGCAGAAAATAAGGAAAAGACAGATTTATTTTTACAATACTTGCCTATGATTGAACAGGCAGTTTGGAAAAACGTAAAACGATTTAAAATTGAATTTGAAGAAGTGGAAGGGCAAGCGTTCCTTGTTTTTTGCGAAGCGATAGAAAAGTTCGATAATACGCGGAATATAAAGTTCAGCACATTTTTATATTCACGATTGAGAACGGTCGCGGATAAATATTCAAAGCCAAAAAGCGTTGCCGGTATGCCTGTTAAGAAAGATTTACAGGATTGCACACAAGCAGATTTTATCAATGCTATGGAAACGCTGGAAACGGCATTATGCCTATCGGAAGATGCTCAGGGCGTGTTAAATTTCCTTATTAGTCGGGAATGGGAAACGCCAGGAGTTGCACGCACACCGCGCCTACATTCAGTTCAGAAATGGCTCAAGCAACAATACGATTGGACCGCCGCACGCACAAAAAAAGCGTGGGATGAATTGAAAGTGTGGTGGCAGTCAGAAGGATATAATACATTCGATATGGGAGGCACAGTATGAAGACGAAACAACAAAAACAACACGAGGCTTTGCTGCGTCTAGAAAAAGCTATTAAAATTGCAGAAAAAAATAACCACACTTGGTGCTTGCAGCGCATGAAACTTGAGGCGGAGCGGTTGCGTGATTTGAAAGGAGTAGTGATATGAAAGGTATTACACGTTACGAAGAATTAACCCAAAAGCGGGAAGATGTTTATGAGGCTATCCAACGATGCATTAAAAATAAGGCGCATGGTATGGCGCATTTTTGGAATCAGGTATACTGTAAATTAAGTATAACCCAGTTTGAAATGACGATTGAGCAAGCGGAAAGAATGGTTTGAATTATGGCACACATGATAGAAACAGCATTTTATGCGAAGACACCGGCATGGCATGGTTTGGGAACTGTAGTATCAGAAACCCAAAATTCACTTGAAGCATTGAAACTCGCGCAATTGGATTGGGACGTTGCGCCCGAGCCAATTTATTTAAAAGGAATGAAGGAACCAATTGAAGAGCGCGTTGCCAATGTGCGTTCCACGGATAGAAAAGTGCTTGGAGTTGTTTCAGATCATTATAAAATATTGCAGAATCGTGAAGCGTTTTCTTTCATTGATGATTTACTGGAAAATGACGTTGCGCCGGTGAAGTTTGAAAGCGCAGGAAGTTTAGATAATGGAAAGCGTATTTGGATGCTCGCACATTTTCCAGAACGGATGATTTTAGGCGATACAATTATTCCATATATTGTACTTGCTACAAGTCACAATGGAACGCTTGCCACGACCGTTGCAGTTACACCGACTCGCGTGGTATGTCAAAATACACTGACTATGGCGTTGAAAAATGCACAACGCACGTGGAGTATTAGACACATGGGCGATATTGTTGGGAAAAAACAAGATGCGGCCAGGACGCTAAAATTGTCGGCATCGTACATGGATAAACTAGAAATAACCGCCGAGCAATACCAACAAAAGAAAATAACAAAAAAGATGCTTAATGATATTATCGAAGCAGTATTCCCGATTGACGTTGAAGACAGTGAGCGCGTGAAGAATAATGTATCTGAATTGAGAAATCAGTTTTTCGATATTTATTCTGGTGCGGCTGATCTTAAAAAGTTCAGTGGCGATGCATGGGGCTTGTATAATGCGTTTGGCGATTTTGCTTCGCACATAAAACCGGCGCGTGTTACAAAAAAATACCAGGAAAGTTTATTCAAGAGTTTTATGGATGGAAATAAAATCCTTGAAAGGGCACAGGATGCGATTGAAGAGGCAATAGCATGAAGCATCAGTATGGCAAGAAAATGGTAAAAGATTTTTGGTATTATTGGGATAAGTTTTGTAAGTTTTTATTCACGCCCAAAACGCGATGGATAAAAAATACGATTCTTGTATATAGCGGCAAGCGCAATTTGCACAATCGCGCAACGGTAGAAACAGGATTGAATCGCAGAGAAAGGCGTGCGAGGAAAAAAGGAAAATTGTTAAAGGCGCTTTGAAAATAATTATAGACAAAATGCGAAAAAGAAAACATTTTGTCTATAATATATATGATTGATTTGGCAGGCAAGGTAAGGTCCGGTAAGGCCCGGTGAGGTCAGGTTAGGTGCGGTCAGGTGCGGTATGGTGCGGCAGGTTATTATTTTATTATCAAAGAGGATAAAGTTTTATGGAACATGGCGATGGTGACGAAACTTATAAAATATATGCAACAATTCCCAAAGCCGTGTTCTATGAAATGGTAAGGGAAGCAAAGCGCCAAAATCTTTTCACGGATGTAAATGGAAAAGTTGATATTGGCGCATTGGTCGCAGAATTAGCAACTTCATTTGCAGAAGGAAAAAGCAAAATTATATCACGTCCTAATGCAATAGTGATAGAATAAATGCAAGTTGATTTTGCGTCCATGTGCCGTGATTATGGCATAAAGTATAAACAAGAAGTGGACGGGTGGATAAATATAGAATGTCCTATATGCCATCATTCTGGTGATCGAGGTTTTAAAGGCGGGTTGAATATCGCAGGCGGATATTTCCATTGCTGGTCTTGCGGCGGAAATAATATAAACACCGTCCTGCGCGAATTGCTTTCTGTACAGTATCACGAAATTGATTCTATTCTTGAACAGTATTCCGGTGCTATTTCTATTCGTGAGAAATTGAATGTTAAAAAAAGTTTAGTGCATCATTTAAAATTGCCCATTACCACTTTGGATTCCCGATGTAAAAGATATATAACGATACGAAACTTTGATGCTGATTATATAGCGGAAAAATATAAAGTGGTCGGCATGACATTATCAGGGCAGTGGGCGGGGAGATTGATAATACCGATTTTCTACAATGGAAAGTTAGTATCATATCAAGGCCGTTCTTTATTGAGCAAAAGAAAATGTGCGGAAATGGAAATACTGCGTTATAAAACATTAAGCATCGAAGAAAGTATTATTGACCCGAAATCTATTTTATATAATCTTGATAATTGTAAAAAAGATTATATTGTGATAATGGAAGGCGCGTTTGATGTGTGGCGATGGGGTGATAATGCGGCAGGAACATTGGGCACAAGCACAACGGACGCACAAAAAAGATTGATGATTAATTATAAAAGAATTATTATTTTATTTGATCCTGAAGATGAAGCGCAGGCACGAGCAAAAAAACTGGCAAATGAATTGCAGGCGATTGGTGGAAATATAATCGAGGTTGTGAATACCGAGTTGGGGCATGATCCTGGCGATATGTCCGAGGAAGAAATTATGGAACTTAAAAAGGAATTGAGAGTATGGTAACAATAAACAAGAGTGAAATATATTATGGATACGTTTATAAAGTAACATGCATAAATGGCCTAATATATATAGGGCAACACAAAAGTGGTTCATTTGATCCAAAATATTTGGGCTCCGGAATAAAACTAATCAAAAAAAATATAAAAGCCATCGAGATACTTGAATTTTGCACAAATGCAAAAGAATTAACAGATAAAGAATATATGTATATAAATAAACATGCATCATTTAATCCTTCTATCGGTCTTAATGTTAAATATCGTAGAAACGGGTTTTCGGATATAAAAGATAGTAAAAGAATAGCAGAATCTTTGGGTGATAACACGGATCTTATTATTGAGAAAGATAATATAATTGTAACATTAACAGAAAAATTAAAAGAACAGGAAAAATTGTTGTTACAAGTAAAAGGAATAGTAAATATTGAATCGATGAATGAGCGCGAATTAGCCATTGATGATTATATTGAGGAAGAACTTGAAAGGAGAATGAGTGATTATTTGGATTATATGGATGAAAATAATGAGGCTGATGGAAATTCCATATACAATCAAAAACAATTAGAAGTGTATGATGAAATAAAAAGTGAAGTTGAGTATTATGAGAATGGTTTATATTTATTTGATTTAGAAAACACAGAATATACAACGGAACGCACAGATATTATTAAAGGCTTACAATTTTTTAACACGCAAGTAAATAAACAAATAGAAATAAATCAGTTCTGGTATCAACCGAAAGAGGTAATAAAACAATATACAGATGCTATATTTGGAGAATTATAAATGACTATTGGATTATCGCCTAAACCGCCGTTTGAAGAAAATATAACAAAACCCACTGATCCTGATAAAAAAGCATTATATCCTTTCCAGAAAAAAGGCGTCAAATGGTTTCAGGAACATAATGGAATTGGATTACTCGCAGATGATATGGGTTTGGGAAAATCTTGCCAAGCCCTTACATATTTAAAAATAAATCCTGAACTGCGCCCTGTGCTTATTGTGTGCCCTGCGTCAATTAAAATAAATTGGCAACGTGAAATAGAAATGTGGTGCAATGAATCATCGTTCCTTATTACTGGTCGCCGTTCGAGCGCACTTCCATCCGTTTCTTTTTATATTATCAATTACGATATACTTGCCGAAGAAATGAAAATAAAAAAACCATTAAAGAATGGTAAAATAAAAGAAGTAAAAGTATTGAAGGATTCATCGTGGATTTTTAAATTGGGAACAATGAAACTAAAAGCGATTGTTGCCGATGAATGCCAAGCAATCGCCAACGCCACTTCCATACGCACGAAAGGTTTTATAGCATTAAGAAAACTTAATAATAAAATTAAGTTTATGCCATTATCAGGAACGCCGATAAAAAATAAACCTGCGGAATTCTTTACTATTTTAAATCTATTAGCAGAAAAAGAGTTTCCGAACCGTTGGAAATATTTACATCATTATTGCGATCCAAAACATAATGGATTTGGTTGGACGTTTAATGGGGCATCGAATATACCGGAATTATTCCAACGGATACAACCATTTATGCTCAGGCGTACAAAAAATGCAGTATTAAAAGATTTACCACCAAAAAGAAAAATAATCGTGCCGATGGAAGTGGATGAAATAGCGATAAAAAATTATAACACGGCAAGCGCGGAGTTTATAGAATGGATACAAAATCACGAAACCGCAGGAATGGAATTACAAAATAATATTGACCGATTGAAGCAACTTGCTTATATCGCAAAAAGAAATTCCGTTATTGCGTGGATTGAACAGTATTTGGAAAGTGATAATAAATTAGTAGTGGGATTATATCATAAACACGCAATGGAAGATTTATATAGTCATTTTAAAAAGATAGCGGTTTTTATAGATGGAAGCGTGACAGGGCAAAAACGACAAGACGCAGTGGATATATTTCAAAAAGATAAAAAGGTTAAGTTAATATTATGTCAAATAATAACGGTACCGGGATTGACATTGACGGCGGCACCCGCTACATGTACGATTGAGTTTAGTTGGACACCTGCCGACCATTTACAGTTTGAAGATCGCGTCCATCGTATTGGGCAAGAGGCAGATTCAGTAACGGCTTACTACCTCATCGCCCCGCAGACGGTCGATGAAGATTCTATGGCGATGGTCAATAATAAGTTTACCGTATTGACGCAAGTGCTCGATGGAAAAGATAATGCGGACATTTTCGATAATTCTTTTTTATTGCAGATACTTAAAAAATACAAGAAGAAACGTCTATAATATATGCGAGGGATAAAATGAAATATATAGTTTATTTTGATGGTGATATATTTGGTGTTCCATTTATCTCATATTTAAAAAAGGTGGTGTCCTATAAAAAGAACAGATACTCCGCAGGTATTAATCTTGAATTTGCGCACAAATACACAACGGAAAAGAACGCGCAAAAAGCGGCAATGGCATTTAATGGGAAGGTAAAAGTATTGTGAAAATAAGTAAGCCTACTTCCGATCCAGAACGCAGATTTTGTATAAATCTTATTATGTCCACGCAGTTCTGTAAAGAAATTATACCACTAATCCGCCCGCAGTATTTTCAAACTGTTTACGCCAAAGAGGTTGCTTCTTGGTGCGTAGAATATTTCGAGCAATTTGAAAAAGCCCCACAAAAAGATATTAAGGAAATATATCATTCCAAGCGCCCACTTATTCCGGATGAGGAAACCGTGGATTTATGTTCCACGTTTCTTTCTTCCATTAGTAAAATGTATGAAACGCTTGAAATAAATAATATACAATATGAAATCCATTCTGCTGTTACATATTTAAAAGTACGTGCTCTTGAAATACTTGGCAATGCAATAACCGATTCCGTTACTAATAATGATCCTGCAAAAGGCGAGCAGGCATACTCAAACTTTAAGCGCGTAGAAAAACCATTCGGGCAAGGCGTTTCACTTTTGCATGATGCAGTAAAAGTAACAAATGCTTTTATGGATGAAGATGATGTTTTATTCACATTTCCAGGAGCGTTTGGACAAGTGGCCGGAAAGTTTTGTCGTGGTGATTTTATTTCATTTCTCGCGCCAATGAAAAGAGGCAAGACGTGGTATCTTTGGTACACGGCAGAAACGGCATTGCATTTCGCGCATAAGGTTATTTATTTTACTCTCGAAATGACAGAAAACCAAATGATAAAAAGGGCGTGGAAGTCACTCGTTGCACAACCTAAGTTTAAATCAGATGTCATTATTCCATATTTTATAAAAGAAGACGATGATGAAAAATACGATGTAGAAACAAAAGAGGAAGAACGCGAAGGGATCGATACTACTGCAATTGAAGTAATGCAAAAAAAGTTTAGGCGCAAGTTTAGAAAAGGCGATGTGCGTATTATCGCATTGCCAACAAAATCGGCAACGGTATCTGATTTAGTTTCTCATTTAGATAATATGGAACATTATGAAAACTTTATACCAGATGTAATAGTGGTTGATTATGCAGATATTCTTTTAGCGGGGCGTGGATTTAAAGGAGAATACAGACACCAGCTCGATGATATTTGGTCATCGTTAAGAAAACTTGCACAGGAAAGAAATTGCTTGGTTGTCACGGCTTCCCAAACAGAAAAGACAACATTTAAAAGTGATATAACGGAAGGGAGCGCGGCTGAAGATGTACGAAAAATCGCCCATATCACGTGCGGGCTTGCATTGAATCAAACAAAAGACGAAAGGGAAAAAGGAATTATAAGAGTATCGCAGGTTGTTTCTCGTGAAGAAAAAACAGCATTTCAACAAGCGGTAGTTTTACAATGTTTGGATATAGGACGCCCGTGTATCGATAGTAAACTGAGAAATGAAGTTAATATTGTAAAAGATACAGAAAATGAAGAAAAAAAGGAATACACGCGAAAAAAGAAATAGATTCGTCTATAATATACATGCAGGAGGAAAGAATGTTTTATTTGAAGAAGCGCATTGAAGTTGCTGGTGCTCATTGCCTTACATTGGATTATCAAAGTAAATGCGCGAATGTCCACGGCCATAATTGGTGGATCACCGTTTACTGTAAAACCGAGGAATTGAATCAGAATGGCATGGTCACTGATTTCACGCATATTAAAGAAAAAGTCATGGTATTGGATCATCAGAATCTAAACATGATTTTTGCTTTTAATCCTACGGCGGAAAATATCGCAAAGTATTTGGTTGAATCCATCGAGCATTGTTATCGTGTGGATGTGATTGAATCAGAAAATAATGAGGCATCGTATGAGATATAAATGTTATTTGTGCAATAAAGAATTTACTAATAGACATGCACTCGCAGGCCATATTTCTCATCATAGCAGAACACAAAAAGATTATGATTTAAAAGGGATTCATACGAGCAAAACTATGTTAAAAAGATATGCATCCGGTGAAATAAATAGAGGCCCTTACACCACAGAAACACGGAATAAAATTTCTATTTCAAAACTAGGAATAAAAAATCCTAATTACAAAAACGGCGTTTCAATAATGTTAAAAAATATTATTGCCGATAAAAAAGAATGTCTGGTTTGCGGGTCTACAAAAATTTTATGTGTTCATCATATAGATAGAAATAATGAAAATAACGCGGAAAATAATTTAGTGGTTCTTTGTAAACACTGCCATGATAAGTTGCATCAGCGTGGATATAATTTTAGAAATGAAGAATGGTCAGTACAGATTAATGAATTTTTTACATCCATTCAGTGCGAAGGTAAAAATGTAGGTGTAGCAAGTCATTTTATACGATTAGCCGGATGCTCTATAAAATGTGCGTGGTGCGATTCTAAATCCGCGTGGGGGGCAAGCAAAGGATATTTTTATAATGACGTTTTGGATATTTTTAATCAATTTATTTTGAAACATCCGAATGTTACTAATTTGGTAATAACAGGCGGCGAACCGCTGGAACAAAATTATTACCCAATTGTTTTATTTGCTAAGATTTTTGGATTCACCGTGGAGGTAGAAACAAGTGGTTCGCCTTTATTACAAAACTCATTAAAAAGCAGAATGTATAATGAAGTGGATTTATATAATATTTCACCAAAGTTATGGATCGATAATTTCGGTAAAAAATTCACACGCCAAAAAGTTGCGTTCTTGCTACATCATTATGTTAGTATTTTTAAATTTGTCATTGACTCAGATGCAGATTTTGATAAAGTTAATGCCTTTATTACAAGACACAAAATACCAGAATCAAAAATTTATATCCAATGCCAATTTGAGAATAAATCAATGATGGAAAAATGTATTGAGCATATAAAAGATTCAGGAAGAAAACGATTATCAATCCAGTTACATAAACTAATAAACATACGATAGGGGGAAAAGGAATGATTGACAGAATAGGTGCAGAAAATTGTGTGCGTGGATTGCTCGAATACATTGGGCAAGATCCAAGTCGCGAAGGTTTGAAAGATACGCCCAAACGTGTTATAAAATCTTATGATAAACTTTTCGGTGGGTACATGCTTACCGCGGAACAAGTGCTTGGAACATCATTTGCAGAGTTTGGTGATTATGATGAAATGATTATTCTAAAAGATATTGATTATTTCAGCACTTGCGAGCACCATATTTTGCCTTTTTCGGGTAAGGTCCATATTGCATATATACCGAATAAAAAGGTAGTTGGTATTTCAAAGTTGGCGCGCCTTGTTGAAATGCATAGCAGGCGCTTGCAGATTCAAGAACGCATGACCGCAGATATCGCATTGGACATTGAAAGAATACTTGAACCGTTGGGCGTTGCGGTGCTTGTCGAAGGACAGCATTATTGTATTAAGGCGCGAGGTGTAGAAAAAATTAATTCAATAATGACCACAAGCAAGTTGACCGGCGTATTCCGCAAGATTGAAGTGCGTGAGGAATTTTTTTCATTGGTGAGGAAGTAAAATGGGCTCATTAAACCTCATTGATAATAAAGAAAAACACCGTATTAGGGATGAAACAAAAAAGGCACGTATTAATGGCCCTTTTAAACCAATACTATCAAAAGACGGGAAACCAATTCTTACATCAATATGGTGCCCATCCACCGAGGACATGCAAGAGTATTACGAGGTTCCTTTTTACGCTGAAATTAAATTGACAGGAAGAACATTTCCTTATGTAGTGCGAAATTTGATTCAGTTATACTCTAATGAAGGGGACACTGTCTATGATCCCATGATGGGCACCGGAACCACATTGTATGAAGGAAATATACTGAAGCGAAAAGTATTTGGTTCTGATTTACATGCTGGGCGCGTTGAAAGTTTTAAGACACGTTGGTCCAAATATGTTTCAAAAAAATTACCCAAAATTGCATTATGTTCCGCAAGTGAAATACCAATGCCGAATAATAGTGTGGATCTTTTGATAATGTCTTTTCCATGGTTCAGCAGTTGGGAATTTGCGGATGATCCCAATAATGAAAGTATGGATAATTACAAAGAATTAGAAGAGTTCATGCAATTAACGGAAAAAATATATACAGAAATAAAACGTGTATTAAAGCCGGGTGGATTTGCTTGCAATATTTTGGGCAATACATACAGAAAAGGCGTTTATTATCCTATCACAATGAAGTCCATGGGAATAATTGAAAAAGTTGGGCTAAAATTGTGGTATCAGTTTTGGAATATGCGCGTGGATATCAATTCAATTAAATTTCCATGGAATCGTTCCGGCATTGATACCGTGGTAAATAAGGCTGGAAACGGAATAGCATGGGATATCCATGAAGATATTATTGTTGCGCGAAAACCAGGAGGATCAAAATAATGAAAACTGTTATAATTTGTTCCGGTGGATTGGACAGTACCGTTCTTTATTATCACGCAAAAGTGCAAGGATACGAAATAATCCCAGTTAATTTTTCTTACGGTTCAAAACATAATCACATTGAACGAGAACGGGCAAAACTACTTATACCGGATTTGCGTTGTATCGATATTGATTTGTCTTTTCTCAAAAGTTCTTTATTGTCCGGACAAGACGCAATTCCACAAGGACATTATGAAGCCAAGAATATGAAATCCACGGTGGTTCCTTTTCGCAATGGCATAATGCTTTCTTATGCTATTGCAATTGCCGAAAATGAAGAGGCGGGGTGTGTTATGCTTGGATCACATGCCGGAGATCACACAATATATCCAGATTGTCGCCCATCATTTACCCGCGCAATGAATCAGGCCAGTAAAAAAGGCACATTTAACGGTGTTAGAGTTTTATCACCATTTAATAACTATTCAAAAGGCGGAATCGTAAAAGTAGGAAAAAGCATGGGCATTGAAGCTATTATGAATAAAACATGGACATGCTATGAAGGACAGGAAATTCATTGCGGAAAATGCGGGTCATGCGTTGAAAGAAAAGAAGCGTTTGCGTTTGCCAGAGTTGCCGATTTAACTGGGTATAGGGAATAAAATGATAATCTACCATGGCGGCATTGGAAAAGACATACAAGAAGTAAGTAACGAGAAATTCAATTGCCTCATTACTTACGCCGCAGTTAAAAAAATAAAGTGGCAGCCATGGTGGGACAAATTATTCATTGACTCAGGCGCGTTTTCCGTATTCAATTCGGGAAAAACAATTGATATAGAAAAGTACATTGATTATTTACTTGGATGGGAAGCGGAAAAGAAAGACATCGTGTATGCGGCACTCGATGTTATTGGCGATCCTGATGCCAGTTATAAAAATTATAAATTGATGTTGAAACGTGGATTAAATCCATTGCCCGCATATCATATTGGGGAAGAGCTTATTTATGCCGCTAAATATATAAAACACACAAATTATATAGCATTGGGGGGAACGGTCGGTTCAAGCCCTAAAAAAAGATTGCGTTTTTTCAATACGATGTTTGAATTAAATCCTGATCCTAAAAAAATTGGTTACCATGGATTTGGTGTTACTGCGCCACCATTGGTGATAAAATATCCATGGGCTACAATTGATTCCACCATGGCAATGCGTTGGGGCATGTTTGGGCAGATATTAACCCCAAAAGGTCGATTTACCGCAATGAATAGCACGAATAGGAATTCACACTTAAGCAGAAAAGGTGAAGCAAATATAGCAGAATTAAAGCGGACATGGTTTGATACAATTGGGGTCGATTGGGATCTTTTATTGTCTGAGGATAAAATTGGGGCGGCATGCAAGGTATACAATAATATTAAGGCATTGGAATATTATGGTTCACTTGTTCCGGCTACATTCAAAGCAAATAATAATCACGTGCTTTCTTTATTGGAGGACGAATGATCTTAGCCTTGGTCGGTTGTGGTAAATCAAAACTAATACACGAGGCCGCGGCTGAAAAATTGTACATTTCCACGTTATTCAAACTTTCTTTGCAATACGCAAAAGAGAACGCAGATTATGTTTGTATTCTTAGCGCAAAGCACGGATTGCTTCCGTTAAATCGTATTGTAGTCCCATACAATGAATCTTTAAATACGAAAACGGATGCAGAAATAAAAATATGGTCTAAACTTGTATATAAAGATATATTGAAATTAAAAATACCAGATTTAGAAATAATATATATTTGTGGTTCATCGTATAAAAAATATTTAATGCAGTGGCTTCCAGGAAAAGATCCTTTGTTAGGTTTGGGTCTTGGTAAACGATTGCAGTGGTTAAAACAACATATTGCTAAAGGCAATAAAAATACATTATTCGATTAAAGGGGTAACTATGAACATCGACAGAAAAGAACTTTTGAAGGTTCTCAAACTTGCGCTTCCCGGTGTGGAAAGTGGTAACGTCATTCTCGAAGGCGCAGATACATTTATTTTTAGTGATGGTTTTATCCATACCTATAATGATAATATATCCGTTTCTGTTCCGTTTATTTTTACTAACAAAGCCGGTGAAAATGTATCAGGCGCATTGAAGGCAAAGGATTTTTACGATCTTATAAATCGCTATGCTGAGGACAATCTCAAGTTTATCCCAAAAGAAGGCGTATGGATTATTAAATCAGAAAATGCCACTGCCGAATTGACGTTGCTTGAGTCAGGTTTGCTTGAGCGTGTTAAGAATATATTCCCAAGCAAAATAAAGTGGGATAAACTGCCCGAGCGTTTTATTGAAGGCATCGCGCTTTGTAATTTTACCGCGAATAAATCCGTTCTTTCCGGTATCCATGTTTGTGAAGATATTATTACAAGCACGGATGAAATAAGAATCAATTGGTACAAAATGGAAAGCGCAGTACCGAAAGAAAAAGCATTTTGGATTTCCGATATCGCGGCAGTGGAATTGGGGAAACTGAATAATATTAAAAAGTATTCTGTTTCAGATTCATGGGTGCATTTTGAAACAGAAGACAAAACCATATTTTCCTGCAAGCGATTGGCACAAGATAAATATCCTTATGCGAAAATTAGTTCCATGATCGCTTCACACGCAAAAGAAAAAGGCGATATTGGGAATCAATTGCCCGAGAAGCTTATGGACGCAGTGCGCAGGGCATCTTCATTGTCGCAGAATATCGAGTCATTTAATACAATTAAATTGACGTTGGATACCGATAGCATCGAAGTATTTTCCCAAAGGCCAAGCGGGAAGTATACGGAAAAAGTAGCATGGGCAAAATCATTCACCAAAGAAATAAAACCAATAGGAATTCACGTGGATTTTGCAATGATAGAAAACGCGATAAAATATAGCAAAACATTTTATCTAAAATCTATCACGACAAAAGATAAAACTACGGTAAGGATTATTTTCGTGCATGAGAACGGGATGCAGTTGGTTTCTACATTCGATGGCGGGGAAGAATAAAGAAGGGATATATGCAAACCATAAAAGGAAAATATAATAGCGCCAATGTTATGATTGATTCTATTGATGATACCACACGGGCGCAGATACAGAACTTTGTAAATAATCCATCATTTGGTAAATCGTATATTGCCATTATGCCAGATTGCCACGCAGGCGCTGGTTCATGTATCGGCTTTACGATGCAAATGAATGATAGAATTATTCCAGATGTGGTTGGCGTGGATATCGGGTGCGGTATGCTATCATGCAAATTTGACGTAGAAACTTTGGATGCCCGATTATTCGATAATTATATAAAAGAAAATATACCATCAGGATTCAGCGTCAACAATAACGAAATAAAACATAATTATTTTTATGAAAAAACAGTGGCGAAACTTGGCATGGATTTTGGTAGAGTATCGCGTGCAATAGGAACGCTCGGCGGTGGTAATCATTTTATTGAAGCGGGGTTTAGTTCTGATGGAAAACTGTGGGTTACCATTCATTCAGGCAGTAGAAACTTTGGAATGCACATTGCGGCGTATCATAGCAATATTGCAAAAAAGTTTTGTAAATTATATGGCGCAGATACACAAGGCATTCCATTTTTGTTAGTCGATACGGAACACGGCCAGGATTATATTGCAGACCAACTTATTGGTTCAAATTACGCAAGTTTAAACCGATACACAATGATGCAGACTTTACAAAAATACTTTGAAAAAGATCCAATGGAATCAATCGAATCTATCCATAATTTTATTGATGGTTCTGGTATGATACGAAAAGGCGCAACGCCCGCGCATGAAGGACAGAAAGTTATAATCCCTTTTAATATGCGCGATGGTTTGGCAATCTGTTGTGGTAAAGGATCAAAAAAATATAATTATTCCGCGCCTCATGGGGCTGGAAGAATATATTCACGCAGTAAAGCAAAAGAAGTATTGGATGTAGATTATTTTCAAGCCGATATGAAACAAGCTGGCGTATTTACCACAACGGCAAATAAAGGCACACTTGACGAGTCACCTGATGCTTATAAAGATAAAAATATTATTTTAGACAATATAAGCGAAACGGTGTCTATAATAGAATTCGTGAAACCAATATACAATTTTAAAGCAGGTGGTGAATAAATGAAAACAGGTTTTTTCTGCGAGGATACACCATGCATTTCTCGTGGTGATGAAAAACCGAAAATTAAAAAAATAAAAGAACCAAAAAAGGTGGGTTGCGATTCATGCGGATTACACCATGACTGCAACTCGCCTAAAATGGGTATACAGGGAAAAGGCGAAAAGAAAATACTTGTTATAATCGATTCACCCGGAAATAATGATGATAAAACCGGAAAGTATTTATCCGGCCAATCGGGAAAAAGAATAACCGATATATTTAATTTATATTGCAATTTTAAAAATGATTGTTGGGTAATGGGCGCGGTACAGTGTCATTCCAACAAAGAATTAAAAGGCGCCCCGATATGCGCATGTGCCAACAAAGTACAAAAGGCTATAAAAGATTTACAACCAGCAGTTATTATCACATTGGGAAAACTTGCTATTGATTCCGTGGTATCGCATAAAATGACAGGACGGCTTTCCGGATTGGCGTTACACGATTGGGTAGGATATAAAATACCTGACCAAGAATACCAAACAATGATATGTCCAACATGGGAACCGAAAATGCTTATAACTAATCAAGATAAATGTGATAGGGTTATAACAAGCCAAATGCACTCCCATTTATATGCCGCGATTAAACTAGCAGACAAGCCGTTTTATACTCATAATTATTTATCTGATATTATTGTAGTCGAAGACGTAAAAGAAGCAATCGATATTCTACAAATTATGCAAAGTAAAAAGGCGTTTGCTTTTGATTATGAAACCACTGGAATAAAACCATACCGTGAAGGCCATGAGATTTATACAGTATCGATCAGCGATGGTTTTATGGGATATTCATTTCCATTTTTTAATTACCCAGATTTTAGAATCGAATGGAAAAAGACGATGCAATGCGAAGCAGGAAAAATAGCGCATAATGCAAAGTTTGAAATGTTATGGACAAAGAATCGCGCAGGATTAGATAATACAAAAGGTTATTGGCCTAAAAATACAATTGCTTGCACGATGCTTAATGCCCATGGAATACATAATAAGAAAAAAACAAATTTGAAGTTTCTTGTATATGTTAATTTTGGAATAGCCGGTTATGATTCTGCTATTGACGCATACCTTGAACCGACAAGTGAAGAAAAAGAAAAATATGGTGCAAATGCCATTAACCAAATAAAGCAAGCACCATTAAAAGATTTATTAAAGTATGGTGGATTAGATTCCTATTTTACTTATAAATTATGGGAATTACAAAAAACAGAATTGATTCCAGGATTTACGCAACTCGGAGCTGATTTCTTTCTTGATAGCGTAAAGGAATTGGCAAAAGCGGAAAATGTTGGTTTGTTGCTTGACGTTCCTAATGCTGAATTACAATATAAAAAACTAACAAAGAAAATGGAACGCGCTGAATATGCAATTTCTATATCTGATGAAATAAAAAAATGGGATAAAGAAAAACCATTCCGTGTTTCCGCGCCTGCCGATTTAACGCATTTGCTTTTTGATTGCTTAAAAATAAAAGCGAATAAGGATGATTTAACACCAACTGGAAAACCAAAATCTGATATTGAGTCATTGGAAAAATATGATAACGAAATAGTGCAATCCGTTTTAAAATGGCGCAAGATGAAAAAGACACGCGATACATATTTAAACGGTTTTATCCGCGAGGCATCGGATGGCATTATTCATACTTCATTGAATCTGCATACCGTCGATACATATAGGAGTTCGAGCAACGATCCGAACTTGCAGAATATTCCGGCGCGGGATTTTGAAGTAATGACATTGTTAAGAAAACTTTTAATTGCACGACCAAATCATAAATTGGTTGAGTACGACTACAAAGCCATGGAAGCCGTAATTATTGCGGTTTATAATAAAGATCCAAATTGGATTAAATATGTTTCGGACGTCAATAATGATATGCACCGGGACATGGCGGCAAAACTTGTTATAAAAAAGAAACAGGATGTAACAAAAGATGAAAGGCAGATTGCCAAGAATGGTTTTGTATTTCCAACAGTGTACACTTCCTATTGGAAAAATACGGCAAAGAATATGTGGGATATGTACAATGAAGAAACATTAATACATTTAAAATCTGAAGGCATAAAAAACTTGGAAGATTATCGTTGCCATGTTAAGAAAGTTGAAAAATGGTTTTGGGAAGATCAATTTCCAGTCGGCTATGAGTGGATGAATAAAGCGGTAAAGGATTATGAATCTGCGGGATACGTGACATTGCTCGGTGGTTTTAAATGCTATGGCCCAATGTCACGCGCTCAAATAATAAATACGCCAGTACAAGGAACGGCGAGTCATTGCAAATTATGGACGTTAAATCGTGTTAGTAAATTGATTGAAAAAAAGAAAATGAATAGTAAAATAATATTGGAAATACACGATTCAATAATACCGGACATTGATCCTGCAGAAGAATCATATTTGGATTACCAGATGTGGTTATACGGTACGCAGAAAATACGGGAATACTGGCCATGGCTGATAACTCCCTTGTACGTGGAAAAAAAGGTTAGCGCAGTTTCTGGTAATTGGGCCGAAATGACTACGGAAGGCTTATTGCATTATGAAAAGTAATGAAATGTATGGTTATATTTATTTAACGATAAATAGAATAAACGGCAAATATTATATTGGTCAACACCGGGCAATACGCTATTCTATAAAATACAAAGGTTCTGGAAAATTACTTAAAAATGCTATTAGCAAATACGGGGAAAATAATTTTGATACTGCGATGCTTATGGCTATTTATAACAAAAAGACAGTAGCATTATCGCAACTTGCTTTAGACACGGCAGAAGTTAAGTTTATAACGCAATATCGAAAAGAAAATATTCCCTTATATAATATTGCGCGTGGTGGAAAAACCGGGACCCCATTAAAAGGAACTAAAGAATATAATATTTTTATAGCAAATATAAGTAAAACGTTCAAGGGTATTCCAAAAACTGCTGAGCACAATAGAAAAAATAGTTTGGCAAACAAAGGCGAAAATTGTTATTGGTATGGAAAAACTGGAACGGAACATCCCGCAACTGGTAGAAAACATTCTGCCGAGGCCAAAGAAAAAAATAGAATTGCACATCTTGGGAAAAGTCCATCAAATAAAGGGATAGCCATGTCCGATGAACAAAAGAAAAAACTAAGCATAGCGTGTATGGGACAAAAGAATGCAAAGGGCGCAAAACATTCCGCGCAATCAAAAAAGGCACAATCAGAAAAAATGAAAGGCCGTTATGCAGGAGAAAATAATCCAATGTTTGGAGTACATAGATTTGGTGTTGACTCGCCGCATTATGGTCATCATGAGCCATATAAGAAGAACAGATTAAAAGGAGAAACAATAAAATGGATTTGAACGAATTACGGGACGCAGTACACAAGAACGCGGTCGATCATGGCTTTTATGATATTGATACTAGTATGTTAAATAGACATAACGTACTTGAAAAACTCATGCTTGTCGTTTCTGAATTGGGAGAAGCGTGCGAGGCGTACAGAAAAGGGCATTATGCAAAACCGCAGAGAACAGATTATAAACTTTTTGGGGATGCGGATTTTAAAACAATGTTTGAAATAAATGTTAAAGATACCTTTGAAGATGAGATTGCCGACACCATTATACGGCTTTTGGATTTGTCCGGTTATATGGGCATTGATATAGAAAAGCATATTGCATTAAAAATGCGATATAACGCAAACCGCCCATATAAACACGGTAAAATATGCTGAAATATCGTCTACAATCGATGCAAAACGCTATAGGCGTATAAAATCACGTTTTCCAGGAATAAATCGATTGTAGCGCCAGGAAACGTGCTTTAAACGGGTTTAAAAGGGGTTTAAAATGACGAAAGAGCAACAAGAAGCAGTAGATTGGGGAATTGCGCAATATACTGGACGAAAAGTTGGCAGTAAAGATAATTGTATTAAAATGAAAGTATTAGTTGATATGGCAATAAAATCAGATAGTTTTGTCTATAATATAAATGATAAAAAGGAGAAACAAAATGCCTAATACTTGCGAGTGCGAATATCAAGTATGGTCGGGAAGAAATAAAACAATTGGAATGCACACGAATATGCCTGAACTCGTTTCTTGCGGAAAACCAGCAGGTTCAATTTTGCTACCTACGAATAAACAGGTTAAGAAATATTTAGGAAAAAGAACACAGATTTTCCTTTGTGCTGAACACCGCGAATTTGTGATGGACGCAATAATGCCGCCTGAATCAATTGTTGAAAAGCAGAAAGGATTTGATTTAATATGACTTTGTATAACAAACACAGACCAGAATCTTTTGAAGACGTTATTGGAAATGAAGCGGCATTGAAGACCGCAGAAAAATCATTGCAGAAAAAAAATCATTCGCATGTATATCTTTTATCTGGCCCGCCTGGAACTGGTAAAACCACGATTGCGCGAATTATGGCGAAAATGGTTGGTGCATCGGAAATGGATATCCGAGAAATAAACACATCGAGCGCCCGTGGTATTGATACGGCACGCGAAATAATCCAACAAATGCGTATGCTTCCAATGGATGGAAATGCGATTGTATATATCCTTGATGAGTGCCATAAATTCACCAACGATATGCAGAACGCGCTTCTCAAACCCCTTGAAGACACGCCAGAACACATTTATTTTTTCCTTTGCACAACTAATCCTGAAAAACTTATAACAGCAATAAAATCACGATGTAAAGAAATAAAAACAAAAGCCCTTCCAGTCGATTCTATTATGCTTGTTTTGCGCCGTGTAAATAAATTAGAAAAATTAAATATTAACAAAGAAATATTACAAGAAATTGCCGATGCAAGTGAAGGCAGTTCAAGACGCGCATTGGTTCTATTGGAAAGTATTGCGGACGCAGAACAAAAAGATTATAAAGCGATTTTAAAGAATGCAGAAAATGCAGAAAATGATCCTGAAATAATTGAACTGGCACGCATGCTTTTAAATGAAAAAAACCAATGGCGTGAAATCGCAGTACTATTGAAAAAATTGAAAGAAAGCGGAAAACTGGATGAACCAGAAACCGTGCGTTATATCGTACTTGGATACATGAATACAGTTTTACTTTCCGGTAAAAAAATACCACGCGCAATACTCGCAATGGAAGCATTTTCTGAACCAACATATAATACCGGAAAAGTTGGTATAACTTTGGCGTGTATTAATACAATATCATAAGGAGGTTTTATGCATAATTTATTTGGTATGCCAGTTTATGTGCAGATATTTTGCGTAATTTTAATTATTGTTGCTATTTATATTTGTATAAGGGAGTTTCTTGATTAATATCTTGACAATTTTATCTATAATATATACGTGGAGGAAACATGAGCATAATTAGTGATATATGTGCAGATGCAAGTAACGGAATAAAAGATCGATGGGTAATAAAATTAAAGTTTGCATTTGAAGAAAAAAACTGGGAACTCATTGAAGAAATTATAAAAGAAATTGCATTGTTTCGATTTGCGGAATAGAAATGAATGAAGGCGATTCTAAATCGCTTTAAATATTTTGTAAGGAGTCAAACATGACAGGACAGGAAATCGCGGCTGAGTTGAAGGTTCACCCGGACGTAATGAAGATTGCATTGCGTGAAGCAGGTGTTGAGGTTTTGCGCGGACGTAATCCTAAGGATTATTCCGAAAAGGAAAGGGCAAAGATCGTGAAGGCGGTTACGCTCATTATCGAAGGTTGGAAGTATCCCAAAGCCGCAAAGAAGGAAAAGGTCGCAGAAAAGCCCGAGCCGAAACAGGTTAAGGAAGATAAACCTGCAAAGAAAGAAGTAAAAAAGGAAGAAAAGAAAGTCGTTCCAAAGTCCAAGGAAATCAAACCGGTAAAGAAACCCTCAAAGCCCGCAAAGCCCGCAGTCGTTGAAGATGACGATGAGGATGAGGGCGAGGTAACCAGGCCCGTTGCCAAAGTCGATCCCAAGAAAAAGATTCTGAACACCAAGCCGCCCGTGGACGAGGATGATGATTTCGAGGACGAGGACGATGATATGGAAGAGGACGATGATATGGAAGAGGACGATGGCGAGGAAGACGATCTGGACGAGGAGGACGATGATGAGTAAAGAACGCGATTTCGATACCGATATTAAAATAAATAAATATCAGTTGGAAATCGAGTGCGAGCAACATGCATCCACGTACCTTTATTGGGCACGC